TGATATTTTTGAAAAAAATAAAAATCAAAAATATTATAATGATGTGCTAATATCTCGTATACAAAAAGACTTTTTTATAGTAGCTGAAAAGAAACCATTATTTTTCCAATCTGATAAATTTAATGAATGTGAAGTGGAATCCCGTACTAATTTTATAATTGAATAATTATTTAATTCCTATAATTAGATTCTATCATAAAATTACCAGTTGATTCAAATATTTCTGATTCCTCCCTAAAATTATTAAGATTATCTGTTCCACAATATGTCAGACCAGATCTTAATCCACCTTCATACTCATCAAATACATTTGTCGCAGATTTACTAATTTCCACATCAAATGCTACACCTTCAGCCTGACGCTTTTTAGAACTACTGAAATATTCATCCATAAATTCACTAGATGCCTGACCTCTATATCTTCCAAAAATCTTACCTTCTTTTTCCTGTTTTGGTGCTGCTGACTCGAATGTTCTCGCAAAAATAGAACCCATCATCACCGCATCCGCTCCTGCCGCTAATGCTAAAACTGCGTCCCTTGGATGCTTAATTCCACCATCAGCGATTAATTGTATATCTTTTTCATAAACATTTTTTACAATCTTTTTAGCTTCATAACATTCCTGAATAGCACTAAATTGTGGAACACCAAACCCTGTCATCATTCTTGTTATACAAGCCGCACCTGGTCCCACTCCAACTTTTATAATATCCGCTCCAGCGTGAGATAAATCAATTACACCCTTATACGTACATACATTTCCAGCTATAACTTGATTTTTCTTATCTAACTCTTTAATTTTCTTGATTGTATCAATAACAATTTCTGAATGACCGTGTGCGATATCAATACAGAATCGGCGACAACCCGCGTCATATAAAAAATTTAGATTTTCTAGACTTTCTTGAACTCCTAAACTCATATACGCTTCTGGAAATTCCCTTACCCAGTTAATTTGTTGTTCAATTGGTGCGAAACGATGAAAAATAATTGGAGAGCCACGGTCTGAACAGATATTAGCTAGTTTTGGACCAATCACTGAATCCATATTCGCAGGAATAAATGGTGACATATATATATCTTTGCCTAACTTCGTACTAATATTTGTATCAAGTCTAGACATAATTTTATTGAATTGTGGAATGAGACCAACATCATCAAACGTTAAAAATCTACGCATTACTTTCATCATTTTCATAACTATATATAAATTAGTAATATTGCTTTAAACTATGGCTTGAGTCATTATTCTGCCTTACAGATATTTATTCTAAGAATAAATATTAATAAGTCTTTAGTTGTACCCTTTATTTATTTATTTTTCAATTTTATTGGATTCCAACATAATTATAATATTTCCGAAGATTGTAATATAAAACACAGCACAAATAAGAGCTGTACCCATTAATTTTATAGTTTAATGATTTCATTATATGAATCAGTTAATTCTTTTATTTTATTATTTGTTTCTTCGTTATTTGGATTTAAATATGGATATTTAATATAATATTCTTGTAATTTATCTTTAGCAGTTTGGAGTTTATCTTTTAGTAGTACATTTTTTGAACTTGTTGTTTTCCAAGTAACATTCTCAGTTTTAAACTCAATAGCAAATCTATCACCGTGATTTCCATTTGCTTTCACGTACCAAATATGTTTAGGAATATCATCTGCCAATAATTCAGAATCTTCTGGTAGTTCAACTTTGCGACTTCGTTTTGATTGATTCAGATTTTGTTCAGATTGTGTAATAACTCTGAGATTTTCTTTACGATTATCAAATCCTATTCTGTTTATATGGTCTACTGTCACTTTTGAACCTTTACCTGGAAAGTCAGATAAATTCATTACTAAATTATGTAAATAATATTCTTTCTTTTTATCATCTATCATTATACCGTGTGAAATATACGCGTTTGATGCTCTATGCCACGATTTTCCATCAACTTTATCAAAATCATTTGTATCAAATATAAAACTTACTTTTTCATCTTTAGATGTTAATGTTCCAACTGTATATTCTTTATTATTAAATAATACATTCTTATATGTAATAATTCCTGCTGGTCTTCCTCCTTTATTCTTTGGTGTAGTATTCATTTTAGAATTAATCTAACTATAAAATGATATATTTTTTATTCAAATTTTTACACAATTAAAATAACACTAGCAAAAATAAATTTCCAAACACAAATAAAACCGGGTGGATTGGAACTTTTTAATTGCTATATGCAAGGCCTCCCATACCAGACATAATGCGGAGCACGTTGTAGTTGGTGGCGTACACGTAGACAGTGGAGCTGAGGTTGGTGCCTACAGCGTTGTTGCTGACAGTGAGGAGGAGGGTGGTGTTGTCGATACGAGATAAGTTGCAAGTGCCTGAAGGTTGGTGTTGTTCAGGTTGGAGAGCAAAGCTGTACACGTTAATACCAACAGCAGGGATGTTGGTGTGGTGTTGGTAAGGCTGTACCCAGTTGAAGTAGTTGCCGTCGCGGACAGAGAAACGATCGTGACCGTTGAGCTGTAAGAGGGCAGTGATGGTAGGGTTCTTACCTGCCATACCTTCAACGCGAGTCACGGAGTAACCAGACTCGAGCACAGAGCGATCCCACCAATCAGAGAAGTTGAAGGGTTGCTGACCCTTCCAAGGGTTGATCACGAAGTCATCGCAAGACACGAATGAATCGCGTTGGACAACCCAGACAAGCTCCTTACAAGGGTGGTTGAAGTTGAGCTTGAGCTTGTTGGCTGAGCTGGTGATGGATTCGCCACCAGTGAATTGGAGCACATCAATGAGGTACTCGTGGGACACTTGGGCGAACTTACGACGTTCATCAGTATCGAGGTAGATGTAGTCGATGTAGAGGGAGGCAGCAGCAAGACCGCATTGGCCAACGCGGTTGCGGATGGCGTGGGGGTCAGAGCTGTTGGAGTAGTCCCAGCAGAGGTTGTTGAGGGTGTTGAACTCGAGGTTGATACGCACTTCGTGGTATTGGAGAGCGATCAGAGGGAGGGCAAGACCAGGGTTGCGGCAGAACCAGAATTGGAGAGGGATGTAGAGAGTGTACATAGGGGCGCAAGAAGTGATGACTTCAGAGGTGAGGGGTTCACCGCCATAGCAATCATTGTCGCAAGTAGAACCACCCTGGTAGAGAAGGTTGGTGAGCTCAGGGACGTTACCAACCATCTTGGCATAACCGGCTTGCTTGCCAGGTTCCTGGGTAAGCTCGTTCCAGATGTGGAGCCACTGACCATAGTGCTTGTCAATACGTTGGCCACCGATTTCGATCTCAACATACTCGATGATGTTGTGACCGATCCAGTTGAGCCAACGGAACTGAGCACCAGAACCGTCGCTTGGCTGGAGCTGTACTTGAGGTAAAGTAGCCTGTAAGTACATACGATAGATTAAATCACCGTTACGTTGGATGGTACAGGTGACCTTCTTGCCGAAGTTAGGGGCACCGTTGAAAGGGTTCTCAATGGACTCCATAGCGAAGTTGGTATGTCTGCGGTAGACAACCTTGAAGAAAGTAATTTGAGGATTACCAGTAAGGTAAACATCCTGGGCGCCATAGGCAACAAGTTGCATTAAACCACCACCTGTCATTTGTTATACCCTGCTATTAGAAAAAAATTTTGGCAAAACACATTTTTTTGAGTTTTTCTTCAATTTGTCGGAGGCTCATTAAATGCCGTACCTCTTTAGTCTTTTAAAAATAGTATAAATCAATAAATAAACATCATAAAATAGTAATTAATCATAAATAGATTTCTAACCGGAAGGTTAATTTTATAATTTTAATTTGCCTTCAAAATTAAAAAAATTATTTAAATAGATTATGAAAAACTTTTATAACTGAAATATAGCGAACTTGATTTAATTCTTATGTAAATACTATAAAGTTAGTTAATTTATAATAGAAACCAATATAATCTAATATAAATCAAACAACTCCATAGTTTTATAATAAATTATATTACCGTTTTAAAAAATTTATTAAATCGAAGGCAAAATACAATATAATTTAAAAATCCACTTTATATTGAGAGAAAAAATTGTATTAATAAAAACCAATATTTATATTGATTAATGATATAAAAGGAATAAAATAAGATACTAAAGCGATTTATAACAAAAAATAAAAGATAGAAAATCGCACAAATTACAATTAGGAGGATTTAAAAACCTAGCACGCATACGATATAAGTATATTTTAAGGATGAATGAAAGTGCGTTTTTTAAAGTAAAAAGCTCAAAACGTTCAAATCCAGAAGCTAGAACTACACTTGATGCGATTCATAGTCAAAAAATACAAAATATGCTTGATCAAAAAGACAACCTAATCAGTTATAAAAATGATCTCGC